AGGGCTTATATATCCCCAAAAATGTGAGCGTAAGTCATGACTAAGATTGATCTAGTAATGAATCATGATGATCAGGCTGGGATCGTTGCAGATAAATTGAAATCGGATTTTAGTCAGTCATTAGCAGGGGTGTTTGGCTCACCAACCCCTAGAATCCACACACCGCTCAATGATTTGCCATCACGCGGGTTTGAAATCATTGATTTCGCATCAATGCTAAAAGTTAATCTCATGCCCTGGCAAAAATTTGTGTTGGAGCATTCACACAAAATCAAACCTAATGGAAAATACGCAACGCCCCTGGTTTGCACCGTAGTTTCCAGGCAATCAGGTAAATCCACAATGATGTTGCTGAGAATTTTATCGGGTTTATATTTATTTGATGAGCCATTGCAAATTGCATCAGCCCACAGATTAGTCACATCCCTGGAGCAATTTCGCACATTGGTTTCATTAATTGAAGGCAATGATGAATTGGCAAAAAAAGTAAAGCGCATTAAATGGTCACACGGTAATGAGGAAATAGAGGTGCAGGGCAAAAATGGAATTAATCGGTTTGCCATCAAAGCGGGTGGCAGCGCAGCCCGTGGCACATCACCAACAACCGTTCACCTGGATGAATTGCGTGAACAACATGATTTGGAATCGTTTGCCAGTTTGCGTTATGCATTGATTGCCGCACAAAATCCCATGATCATGGCTTATAGTTCGGCAGGTGACCAACATTCAATTGTTTTAAATTCCATGCGTGATCGCGGGATTGCCGCAGCTGCTGGTGGGCAAGATGATATTGCTTATTTTGAATGGTCAGCCCCTAGTGATGATATTAATGATCCAAATAACATAATTGCAGCCGTGCCTGCCCTGGGCTGGACAATCCACCCTGACAACATCAGCCAATTGTTAAATGACCCGCATGAAATTGTTATGACTGAGGTTTTATCCAGGTGGGTTGCAACCATTACATCAGCCATTGGTGAAATTGAATGGCGGGCATGTATATCTGAGGATTTGGATTTAGACCCTGAAAAAATCACATGGATGGCATTGGATCATTCACCCGACAGGCGGCATTGCGCCCTGGTTGCTGGTCAGCAATTAGGTGAGGATAAATTCATAATCAAACTATTGCACACCTGGAAAAATGAGGTTGCCCTGGATGATAAAGCAATTGCAAATGAAGCGGCTGAATATTGCAGAAAATACCCAATTGAGAATTTGTTATTTAGCAGGCGAACCAGTGCAGCTGTTGCAGATCGCTTGCGCCCCGCTGGTATCCCAGTCCTTGAAGCGGATGGGTTTTATCCGCAAGCATGTGATGAATTGGTTTCAGCAATAAATTCAGGCAGGTTGCGCCATAAAAATCAGGAACAATTAACACTGCAAATGTTATCCGCAGTTAAATTGCCCCGTGGTGATGGCGGCTGGGTATTTGGTCGCAGGGCATCACAGTCAGCAATTTGCGCGGCAGTGGCATCAGCCCTTGTCACACACTACGCGACACGCCCAAGCACGGATGTGGACATTCTTATTGGCTAGTGCTACGCACCTGAGAAAATGCGAGCATGGCAATATTAGACAGATTCAAAGTGCAAACAAAAACAGCTGCAACCGCACCTGATGTGGCAGCAACTGACCTTGCGCCATTGATGAACATTAATTCACTTTATACATTTGTAAACACACCCATCACTGCAACCTATTCAGAATTTATCAGCATACCAGCGGCAGCACGCGCAAAAAATATTATAGCCTCATCAATTGCGAGCATCCCAATTATTTTGCGTGATCGCTCAACTGGAATGAGATTGGATTCGCCATTGGTGTTTAATACACCTGACAGGCGTTTGCCTGGACAAGCCACTTATGGCTGGACAGCCAGCGACATCCTGCTTTATGGGTTCGCGTATTGGAGAATTCATGAACTATATCAGGACACATTTCGCGTGCGATCAGTTGAAAGAATTGCACCCGAACGCGTAGGCATTGAAACAAATGCTGATGCAAACACAATCACTGGATACACAATTGATGGCATGAGGATTCCAGATTCAGGCGTTGGCAGTTTAGTAGTGTTTTATTCGCCAGGTGATGTTGGTGTTTTAAATAGAGCAGGGCGAACAATCCGCACGGGCGCACAATTGGAAGCGGCTGCATTAAATTATGCCCGCGAGCCAATTCCATCAATGGTTTTAAAATCAAATGGATCAGCATTGCCCGCAGATCGCATTTCAAAATTATTAGAGCAATGGGGCATTGCCAGGCGCAACCGCACCACCGCCTATTTAAATGCAGATATTAATTTAGAAAAAGTTGGATTTACACCTGAGGAATTAGGTTTAAATTCTGCCAGGGAACACATTGCCACCGAAATTTCACGCGCTTGCGGAATCCCTGCATATTTTGTGGATGCTCCAACTGGTTCATCAATGACTTATTCAAATGCAACATTGGCGCGACAATCATTGTTGGATTTTAGTTTAATTCCAATTATGAATGCCATTGAGCAGCGTTTATCAATGCCTGATTTTTGCCCATCATCACAGGTGGCGCGTTATGACTTAGACATGTATTTGCGCGGTTCATCATTAGAGCGTGCGCAAGTGTATGAAATTTACAATCGCATTGGCGTGATGAACGCTGATGAAATAATGAGAAAAGAGGACATGGCACTATGAAACTGACAACACCAATGCAGATCACCGCAGCTGATTCAGAATCAAGAACAATCAGTGGGCGAATTGTTGCATTTAATGAACCAGCATCAGCAAGCACTGGCAAAGTAATTTTTGCTAAGGGTTCAATTGCACCAAATGATGTTTTTTTAAATTTAGAGCATGACCGCACCCGCAGAATTGGTAAAACATTGTCAATGACTATGAATGGCGACAAATCAATTGATGCCACATTTAAAATTGCAAATACCACCGCAGGCACTGATGCATTGGTTGAAGCAATGGATGGACTGCGTGATGGATTCAGTGTGGAATTAGCCGTGAATAATTATGAAATGTTAAAGGATGGAACAATGAAAGTTTTAAATGGTGATCTCACAGCCGTGGCATTAACAAGTGAGCCAGCGATTAGATCAGCGCGTGTCACTAAGGTGGCAGCAACTGATGATGAAAATTCTGAAACCGCAGTTGCGGATGCAGATCAAACAAAAACCGAAGGAGAAAACACAGTGTCAGAATCAACACCTGAAACCGTTGCTGCACCTGAAACAGTTGAAGCAACTGCATCAATTAAAGCAACACCAATTGCAACACCAATGTTTTATGCAAAGCCAAGAAACCCAATTGTAAATATGGGATCATGGGTTGAGCATTCAATCAAAGCACAATTAAATCCAAATTCAGATTCAGCCATTTACATCAAAGCAACAAATGATGATCTGACAACCACAAATCCAGGATTTAATCCAACACGCCAATTAACTGAAATCATCAATGGATTAAGCAATGCAACACGCGCCAACATTGATGCAATCAGTCGTGGCACATTGCCTGATGCGGGCTTACAGTTCCAAATTCCAAAAATTACTCAGGTTGCGGAAGTAGATGCCGTTGCTGAGGGTGGCGCGGTCACAAATACAAATGTTGAGAGCAGTTTCTTAAATGTGGATATTTCACGCTACGCAGGGCGCAATATTCTGACAACAGAAATCATTGAGCGTAGTTCACCTGATTTTTTTAATGAGTTAATTTCAATCATGGGTTCAGCAATGGCATTGGCACAAACTAAAGCCGTTGGTGCAGCAATTCTTGCAGGCGCAACCGCAGATGGCACACCTACTGCAAACACCGCAGCTGGATTACTTGCATTTACATCACGATCAAATGCAGCAATCTATGGTTCAACACAAAGATTTGCGCGGTCATTAATTGTTTCACCTGATCAATGGTCAAATATTATGGGATATAACAACTCTGGTCAGCCATTATTTAATGCATACCAGCCATCAAATCAAACTGGTTTGGTCACTGGTCAATCACAAATTGGTTTAGTCGCAGGATTAAATTTCTTTGTTGATAATTCAGGTGAGATCACTGGCACTGGAGATGGATCAATGGTAGTTGTTGAGCCTAATTCATACACATGGTATGAATCACCAAATTACCGCCTAGATGTAAATAAGCCATCAGACGGAACAGTTGAAATCTCAATCAATTCTTACGGTGCAATTGCAACCAAAATTGGTGCGGGCGCACGCAAGTTTAATTTCACCTAAGAAATAAATCATGGGTAATGGTCGCTCCCGAACATTGCCCAGCCGAATGAAAGGATTAACTCATGCCCATCATTGATGCTGATGATTTACGCGCAATTTTGGGCGTGAGTGAACCCTTATACTCAGATGCTTATTTAGATCAAATTATTGCAAGCAGTGAGGAAATTTTACTGCCAATTTTAACCTCATATCAATTTGCAGTTAATTCATTTGAGGTTAAAGATAATATTGTTTATTTTTACACAATCCGCCCTAATCTTTTTGTAGAGGGTCAATCAGTCGTAGTGACTGGTTGTGGTGCAATAGATGCAACTTACACAGTTGAAGCCCGCACGGGTGATGTGTATATGTTCAGCGCAGCCGTCAATGCCGCGAATTCTATTGTCACCCCAGTAATCCCCGCTGGGATCGCGGTGCTTGATGGGTCGGGCGCCGCTGATATTTATGCAAACAATGACGCAATAAAAAACGCTTTATTAGGTTTGAGCACTGACATTTTCCAAGCAGTTATTGCACCTGGATCACAAATTGAGGGCGTGGATTTTGCCCAGACAATTTACCGAACAGGGCGCGCAATGATCAATCGCCAAATGGGTTTATTAACACCATTTCTAGACACTGAAACAATTTGCCAATGAGTGCATCAATCGCTGAGGTGCGGGCAGATTTAGCAGCTGCATTAACATCAATTGGAGCAACGGTTTATGATCATGTGCCCGAAGCCATTATTCCCCCAGCGTGCGTAATCATTGCGGGATCACCGTATTTGGAAAGCACATTAATTAGTAAATCATCAGTGAGTGTCAAAATTAACTTTACGATAACCGCAGCCGTTGCATACAATTCAAACCCAGGCGCATTAGATAATTTGGAAACATTAATTATTCAGATTTTGGGTGTGATGCCCAATGGTTATGTGGTCGGTGATGTTCAACGCCCAACAATAACAAATATAAACACATCATCAATCCTGATTGCCGATTTGGCAGTTAGCACATACTACAATCAAGATATATAAGAGAGAAGGAACAAAATGCCAACAACAATCATTACAGGTCGCGACATCACATTCACAATTGATTCCGATTCCTATAATGCGCAAGCAACATCAGCCGTTTTAACAGTTGATTCAACAATCAACACTTATCAAACCTTAGATGGCAAAGCGTATTACACCACTGACACCCAGGGCACATTTGCAGTTTCAATGCTTGCAGATTGGGGAGCAGCATCATCATTGTGTGAAGCATTATGGACTGCCGCAACCAGCACACCAAACACAGGATTGGCAGTTTCATTAACCGCTGACACTGGAGCAGTGTTTGCATTTGATGTTCAGCCAATTTTGCCATCAGCGGGCGGCACTGCACCTGATGCACAAACAGTTGATTTATCATTCACATGCGTGACAACACCAGTTGCCACATTTTCTTAATCAATAGAATCGGGAGCAAACAAAATGAAATTACCAATACAAATTGAATATGGAAACGGTGATTCTGAAACCTACATTGCCCAAGTTCCTGAATGGTCAAAGTGGGAGCAGAAAACTGGACATACAATCAGCCAAGCCCAGGAAAAAATTGGGCTGAATGATTTATTGTTTTTGGCTTATCATGCAATGAAACGCAATGCAGGCGGTAAGGCAATCAAGCCTTATGAAGCATGGTGTGAAGGCATTGTTGATGTCACCGTTGGGGATGAAAACCCAAAAGTTTCCAGCGCGGAAGCATAAACCGATTATTGATTGAATTGGCAATTGCCACATCAATTCCAATGTCGGAATGGGAAAGCGCGGAACAGATTTTAACCGCAGTTGAGATTTTAAAGGAGCGCAAAAATGGCAATTGATTCTGATGCTTACAACAAGCAACAATTAAAAGTCATTATCAAAGTCATTGCAGCAATGGATGATGAAGCAATTGCGCAATCCAAAAAAACATCAGGTGCGTTGGTTGAGTATGTTCAGCGCAAAATTATTGATGCATCAGGTGAAACCCAAAACAAAATTGATGATCCAATTGCTAAGGGATCGCTGGTCAGTAAATCATCAAAAATTGGTGAATTAAATTTGGGGTTTGCAGCTCAAAAATACAGTGGTGGCGGCACTACGCAACAATTATGGGGCGGGGCTGAATTTGGCTCAAATAAGTTCAAGCAATTTCCAGCCTGGTCAGGAAAATTTGGCAAGGGTTCACGGGGCTGGTTTATTTACCCGACACTACGCAGGGAACAGCCTTATATTTTAGATCAATGGGAGAATGCATTTGATCAGATTATTAAGGAATGGTAAATGGCAACCCAATCGCGCACCCTTAAATTATCAATCCTTGCAGAAACAAAACAATTAGCCGATGCATTAAAAGGCTCAGGAAAAAATGTTGAATCATTTGGTGATCAATTAACTGATTTTGGCAAAAAGGCTGCACTGGCATTTGCAGCCGCTGGAGCAGCCATTGGAGCATTTGCATTTAAATCAGTGCAGAATGCCGCAGCGGATGAAGGCGCACAAAGAAAATTAACTGAAACATTGCAGAAAACAACTAATGCAACAAATGCACAAATTGCAGCCGTTGGTCAATATATTGATAAAACATCAATTGCAATTGGTGTCACTGATGATGAATTGCGCCCTGCATTTAGCAGATTAGCCCGCAGCACAAATGATGTGCAAGCCGCCCAGGATTTATTAAATTTGGCATTGGATGTTTCTAGTGCAACGGGCAAACCATTGGAAGCCGTGGCAAATGCATTGGGTAAAGCCTATGATGGCAACGCAGCATCATTGGGCAGGTTGGGTTTAGGCATTGATGCATCCACATTAAAATCAGGCAAATTTGATGATATTTTTAAACAATTAACAGGAACATTTGGTGGATTCGCTGCCAATGAAGCCAAGACTACTGAGAAAAGTTTTGTGCGAATTAAAATTGCAATTGATGAAGCCCAGGAAAGAATTGGCGCAGCATTGTTGCCATTAACTGAAAAACTTACCTTTTTTATTTTGAACACTGCCGTGCCTGCATTAAATGCATTTGTTGGTGGATTAACTGGGGAACAAGGGGTAAGTGATGCATTTACTAACTCAGAAAAAAAGGCATTTGCATGGGGTGAGCGTGTTAAATCGGTAATTCAAACGGTTGTCAAATTAAAAGATGAATTAATTGTTTTAGCAGGTATTATTGGCACAATATTTGTGGTGTCAAAAATATCAGCGGCAGTCACTGGAACAATTGCTGCCATTACAGCATTGGTCAAAGCGTATAATGCATTGAAGGCATCAGCAATCATTGCAGGCGTTGCAACATATTTTGCATTAAATCCATTGGCAGGCGTTGCCGCAGCAGCTATTGCCGCAGGTGTTTTGGCAGCCGCTCAAAATTTAGTAAGCCGATCAGATATTGATGTGGGAAATTTTGATATTGGATCAGCAACTGGCAGTGGTGGTTTTAGTGGTGTTCCATTCTCACCCGCTGCGGGTTCAGGTTTAGCAGGCACAGGCGGTGCAGTCGGTAGTGCTGGCGCGGGTAAAGCAATAAATCAAATGCAAACAACATTTGATAAGTTGGATAACACATATGTGAACATGAAATTAACCCCAACCAATCCATTTGCTGGTTCATACTATGGACAAACTGGCAGGGATGCACCAACATATAACATCTCAATCAATGGCGCAATTGATCCTTATGGCACTGCACGAACAATAAATTCAATTATTCAAAATGAAGCATCCACATCAGGGGCATTTATCGGTTTTGGTGGATCGCAAGTGATTGCGCCATTTACACCATGACCTGGAATTTAAATGGCAGTGTCACAGTTGGTGCAGTTAATTACACCGCTGAATCATTGGCAAATGTCACAATCCAATCAGGGCGCACAACAATTTGGGAACAATCGCGGGCGGGATATGCATCAGTTGAAATATTAAATCCTAATGGCGCAGATAATGCATTTGATGTTGGTGATCCAATGCTCATAACCTTAGATGATGCAAGCGGTGATCCAATCACAGTTTTTACTGGCAAAGTGACAAGCATTTCAAGCACAATAAATGCATCAGGTGCGCAGGGTCAGGTTGTAATTCAAAGATTGACTGGCATTTCAACATTTGCAGACATGGCGCGGGTTGTAGTTGGCACAACCGCATATCCCAAAGAATTTGATGATGATCGTTTAAATCGCATATTTACTGAAACAGGTGTGACAGTTGATGTTGTTGATCCAGCCATTTATGAATTTACCGCCCGCGCTGCAAGCGCATCAGATGGCTACTCATTAGCAGCTTATTACGCACAAATGGCGTTTGGTTATATTTATGAAACAGCGGATGGCAAAGTTGGATTTGCTAATGAATCCAGGCGTTTAAATGAGGTGCAAGATTCAGGGTATTTCAACATTCCATTGGATTATATTTTATGGCAAGGCATTCAAAGTGACCGAACATTGAGTGAAATTACCAATTCAATTTATTTAACATATAAAAACAATCAATCAGTTTTTGATGATGAACCAACATCAATCACAACTTATGGCACGCGAGAAGGATCAATTTCAACTGAGTTGGAAAACACCGCTGATGCCACTTATCAGGCAAGCCGTTATGTTGCTTTGAGATCATATCCACAAACAAATTTATCATCATTTAACATACAATTAAATTCTAGTTTTGTCTCCAGCGTTGATTTAGATGTGTTTTTAAATATGTATATGGGCAAGCCAATTGAAATCATTAACTTACCAATTCCAATTCTTCATGTCACATATCGTGGATTTGTTGAAGGATGGACATTACAATTCACACAAAATGAAGCAAAAATAAATTTGCGAACAACTGATTCAACATATTCAATTGTGCCAACCAGGTGGCAAGATGTTGATCCGTTGTTGCAATGGGATCAAGTGCCAGCAAACCTGGCATGGTATCAATATGAATAGGAGCAAATAACATGGCAACCAGTCCGATTTTTGGATGGCCTGAACCAAATGACACAGACTTTGTTAAAGATGGCGCAGATGCAATGCGCACACTGGGCAATGCGATTGATTCAACAGTGGGCGGAATAGATTTAACAGTGACAAATCTAATCAGTCCATTCTTACTGATGGGGGCATAACAAATGGCAACAGTTTATAAAGTGTTGGGGCAATCTGCTCCAGCAAACACATCCAATGCTGATCTTTACACAGTGCCAGCGGCAAGAGAAACAATTGTTTCCACATTGGCAATTGCAAACACAACTGCAACTGATGCAACTGCTCGTGTTTTTGTGAGAATTGCCGCTGCCGCAGCAGCCACATCAAATGCAATTGTTTATGATGTAAGCGTTCCAGCAAATGGATTATATTCATTCACATTTGGAATGACTTTAGCAACAACTGATGTGATAACAGTGCGAAGCGGCACTGCCAGCGCATTAACATTTACACTATTTGGAAATGAGATTTCATAATGGCAATCAATAGAATTCCAGCAAATCCAATTCAAAAAGTTCAAGAATTTACATCTGGAACAACCGCATGGGTTGCACCATCAGGAGTTTATTCAGTAAATGTTTTACTTGTTTCTGGTGGCGGTGGAGGTGGAGGTAGTGGAACCACAGATAATAGAACTGGTGGCGGTGGAGGTGGTGGTCAAGTAGCAAAAACAACTTTGACAGTAGCTCCTGGAACATCTTATTCAATTGTTATAGGTGCAGGTGGTGCAGGTGGTGCCGCTGGAGCTAATAGTGGCTCCGATGGCAGTGATTCATCTTTTGGATCATTGATAACTTGCGGTGGTGGTGGCGGTGGAGGTGCTGCTAATACTGCTGGAAGAAATGGAGTTGCTGGAACAAATGTTTATGGCGGTGGTTCTTTTGGTGCTAGCACTGGAACAATTAGTGGCGGAGCTAGTTTAGGTGGAAGTGGCGGTGGCGGTGGATCAACTACAACCACCCTCGGTGGTGCTGGTGGCGGTGGTGCTGGTGGTCAAGGCATTTTTGGCGCTGGAGTAGGAACTGGAAGCGGTGGACCAGGAATTGATGGATTTGGTTATGGTGGTTCAGTTAGTAATGGTCTTGCTACTGCTAGAAATGGAAGAGCAAATTCTGGTACTGGCGGTGAAGGTGCTTTAAGATCTTTAGGTGCAAATTATGCTGGAGGATCTGGTGGGTCAGGTTTTTGTCGAATTGAATGGGAGCAATAATGGCACATTTTGCCGAAATTGATAAAGAAAATAAAGTAATTAGAGTTTTAGTTGTGCCTGATGAATTTGAAAATGATGGACAAACTTATCTTGCAGAAACTATCGGGCTTGGTGGAACATGGATACAAACTTCATACAATGCCAAAATTCGTGGCAAGTATGCGGGCATTGGTGATACCTATGATGAGAAAAAAGATAAATTTATTAGTCCAGAACCAATTTTATCTGTAATTGAGCCAGCGATTGATTAGCCAAAATGGTTGGATTGCATCCGCTGATCCAAATGAGATTGGAATCGGGTCATTTGGCGTGCCTGGGACAAAGATCAAACTCAGGTGCGCAAAATCAGTCGCTCCCCTATTAGTCACATTTGCAGCTGAATTCCATGCACACATTGAGCCAATTGATAATGGAAAATTGGATGATTGGGGTTACTGCTTCAGAAACACACGCGGTTCAACTGACAAATTAAGCAATCATTCTAGCGGCACTGCAATTGATTTGAATGCGACAAAGCATCCCCTGGGTCATGCAAACACATTCAGCCCAATGCAAACAGTGTTGATTGAAGCATTGTGCAAAAAATATGGTTTGACCTGGGGTGGAAAATGGAAACGCCCTGATGAAATGCATTTTGAGGTTTCACTTAATCCAGCCAAATGTGCTGAGTTGATTGAAAAGTTAAAACTAGAGAAGGCGAGTTAATATGGATAAGGCAAAATTGATGGCGGCATCATGGGCAAGATCATTTGCAACAGCTGCACTGACATGTTATATGACCTACGAGGTTGTAAGTTGGCAAATATGTTTGAACGCTGGATTGGCTGCAACAATCCCCGTGATATTGCGCTGGTTAAATCCTAATGATGCAGCATTTGGCAGAGTGGCATCATCTAAATAATGAGCACAAATGAATGGGTTGCGGTGATCGGGTGCGGTTTAGCCATGCTCACTGCAATCTATTCAGTCATACGATTTGTGACAAAATCAATTATGCAAGAATTATTGCCAAATTCAGGCAAATCCATGAGGGATGAATTAAGGGTTTTAAGTGCCAGGGTGGATGCCATTTACCAAATTTTAGGCGGTAAATAGCCCATTGGGCGTGTTGGTCATTGCCGATTGTCAGCCCGTGATGTCATACTGATTTAACCCAGCCAATCAGGCGGGGGTTTGATCGGGAGCATACAAATGAACAATGAAATGATAAATGGTGCAGCACTCTTAATTGGGGTGCTTATAGGGCTGCCAGTGGGCTTAAAACTGGGCTTTAAACGCGGTGATACCCAGGGCAGCCGCAGGGGATTTGCCCGCGGTTTAGCGGTCACCCGTGAGATGGTTTCAAGGATCAATCATGGTGCTTGAAAATGGATATGAAATTGTGCCAGTCAGGATTGAAAAATTTTGGATGCGATACCCAAATGGTCGCATTGATGTCAAAATTATTCATCAAGATGGCAGCCGATACATTGTCCAATGCGACATTTACAAAGATTTACAGGACATGATCCCATTTGCATCAGATTTTGCTGAGGAAATCAGGTCAAACAATAACCGCTTTCCATTGGAAAATTGCGTGACCAGTGCAATCGGGCGTGCGTTGCATACTTGCGGAATCAGCAAATTTAGTGAGGGAATACCCCGCCCATCCGCTGAGGAAATGCGCAGGGTCAATTTAACCGTAGTGCCCGCAGCTGCTAATGATGATTTCATGTTGGTTGGTGACACCCTGGATGGTGTAATTGATCAGGTGCTTACAAACACTGCACCGCCTGAATCACCAAAATGCAATCATGGCTACATGCTGGCAAAAAATGGGATTAATAAAAAAACAAATAAGCCGTATTCAGGGTTTGTTTGTGGGTCAAAAACCAACCCCTGCAACGCAATTTGGAATTGACATGGGCGGAATATCATTTACACGCAATGGCGTGACTGCTCACATTACCGCTGAAGGTGAATTGCTTAATGATAAACAGGCTCAACCATGTGATTCATGTTTTGAGCCATTTGCCAAATCTGACATGATCCCAATCGTGGATGATCGCTTGATTATCTGCAAATTATGCTACTTGAAACACATCAGGCGTGATTGAGATACTACTGACCAGGGCGGATGAAATTTTATGCGCCCAGGTTGGTTTGCAGCGGGTTGAATATTCCAAAATAAACGGGCATCAGCATTCATACATTACGCCCAATAATGGCAATTACTTTAAGGATATTTTAATTGCATCAGAATCTGCCGCAGCTGAAATGGCGGTTGCCCGTTCATTAGGGATTGCCAATTTCACACCTACTGCAAACACATTTAAATCAATGGCTGATGTTGCTGAAAACATTGAGGTTAAGTGGACATCCTGGATTGATGGACATTTGATCGTCACGCCTAAGGATCGCGATACTGATATTGCGGTGCTTGTCGTTGGTGATTGCCCTAAGTTTAAGGTGATTGGCTGGATTCCAATGGTCATTGCCAAAAAACCTAGATTTAAACATTCCAAAATGGATGCATGGTGGATTAGCCAAATTAACTTGCAACCAATTGAAACCCTGAAAAGGAGCAATTATGCTCACATACAAATTTGATTGTGGGATTTGTTTAAAATCTGAGCAATTTAATGGGAGCAATATTAAAACGCTGCAAACTGATTGGAAAATTTTTACAGATCAATTGCACACATTGCCACCTGGAATGCGCCTTATGGAATGCCAGGGTTGCGGGGCATTGGGGATCAAATTAATCAATCCAGTAAATTCTAAGGTTTAACATGCCGTCTGACCTGCGGTTATACCATCACCTATTGACACAGGGAATAGGATCGCCAATGCCCGCTGGACATGCAACGCGCAAAATGTCCAGGCGCGGCATCCTAATGGGAATCTCATGTTTATTGCTGATGCAATTACACAGCGTGCAAATAAGTTGGTCAAAAACTGAGGTGGATTATTACAAGTTATATGCCCATTCATTAATTGTTGATTACAAAGAATTTAGCTGCCTGGAAAAACTATGGGTAAAGGAAAGCAATTGGAATTTAAAGGCACATAACAAATCAGGTGGTGCATACGGTATTCCACAGTTGAAAAATAAGAAACTTAAAAACATGGATGGATTTACACAGGTGCAATGGGGATTAAAATACATTAAACACCGCCATCAAACGCCATGCAATGCCTGGGCTTATTGGTTAAAGCATAAGAATTATTAATGATTACAGTATTAATGGGAGCACCAGCGGCAGGAAAGACCACATGGGTGAAGAAAAATATGGCAGGTGATGAGCACATTTATTCAACTGAATTGGTGCGAATAGATCGGGAACTAGATGTGGACTATTACATGGCAGCAATTAGAGCCGCTGCAATTAAAGCATGTAAGGCAGGTCAGGATGTTATTGCTGATGGCACTCATACTATTACACATCACAGGACATTTTGGCTTAGGCTTGCAAATAGGTTTGATTGCAACACAAAGTTAATTGTGTTTGATACATCATTGAGCATTTTATTGCAGGGCAACAATGCAAGGGTTCATCCATGTCCAAATCATGTATTGTTAAAGCATCATAGAAAGATGCAGATGGCAAAGCGCATGATGGTGCGTGAAGCCTGGGATGAAATTGAAACGGTGGTGCGTAATGTCTAAGCAATGGCGCAATGGTTCAACGCATCAATGGCGCAAGATAAGAGAGCGCATTATTGCCAGGGATGTGGTGTGCCAGTTATGTGGGCAAGATCAAGGACAAATGCACATTGATCACATAATTCCCAAATCAAAAAATGGAACTGATATGGATTCCAATCTGAGGTTATTGTGCCAATCATGCAATTTACGCAGGGGGGCTAGTTTTTTTGAGCGTGCACCAACAC